AACAGGAATACGAACGCCGGAAGGCTGCTGGTTTTATTTGAATCTGGGAAACGATTTTGTCGGAGGAAATTTTAATGGAAACCGTATTTGACGCACTGAAAGCACTGAAAAGAGCCTCTTCACAGGTAGTGGCGGCCCGCCTTGGAATCAGCCGTGAAGATGCGGTCAACGAACTGTGGAAACTGAAGCGCCGTGGTGAAGCGGATAACAAGGGGTCGATGTGGTGGCTGACTCAGGCTGGTGAAAGTGAACCAGTGTCACCGGTACCGAAAGTGACAGCGCAAATGCTGACTGAGGCGATTGAACAACATGGCCCACAAACGGCGGATGAGCTGGCACTGATGTTCGGGATTACCTCCCGCCGGGCGAATTCATCGCTGGCCATGGCAATCAGCAAAGGGCGTCTGATTCGCGTAAATCAGGGCGGTAAATTTCGTTACTGCATACCGGGCGCTGATTTACCGGCAGAGCCGGAAGCTGCATCCGTAGCGGAAACCGATGGTAAAGCCTTTCCTCAGCCAGCAGGTGTTGCGTTACCAGTACAGGAAGCTGCAACACAGGAAGATATTAAAACAGAAACTGTGGCTGATATTGTGCAATCGTTGCCATCGTTTACTGAAACGAAAGCAGATGACCTGATTCTACCATCGCTGCATGTGGCTAACCGCGAGTTGCGCCGGGCGAAAAGTGATGTGCAGAAGTGGGAGCGAGTCTGCGCCGCGCTGCGGGAGCTGAACAAGTGCCGGGATATTCTCCGGGATATTACCGCCACCAGAGAACAGCAGCGGTGAGTGGGTGGAAGACGTGGTGCCGGGCTGAAATTCTGATACTCCGGCAGTGTGCGGGAACAATGAAGGTAAAAAGCATTGGCGCACTTATCGGACGAACTGAAGCGGCAGTGAGAACGAAGGCACGGGAGTTGGGCATCAGCATGATGTTACGTGGTGATTTTCACCCGTCGGCAAAATATTCTCAGCGTGATATTGAGCTGGCGCGGCAACTGCATCAGAGAGGCATGCAAAGAAGGGAAATTGCCAGAAAATTAGGCATGCCGTTGCGCATAGTGAATAACTACGTTTATTTCGACAGGAGGGTTCAGGCGTGAGGGTGAGCATTTATATCGCCGGTCCAATGACGGGATATGAAAATTTCAACCGCGAGGCGTTTCACAGGGCGGAAGAAGCACTGAAACGGGAAGGGCATACCGTTTTAAACCCGGCAGTACTTCCGGACGGGCTGACTCAGCCGCAGTACATGGATATTTGCATGGCAATGATTCGTTGTGTGGATGCGGTTTATATGCTGAAAGGCTGGCAGCGATCGGCAGGCGCTAAGGCAGAACTGGCACTGGCGGAGAAACTGGGACATGCGGTTATTTTCCAGGAGGCAACCAGTGAGCGAAATTAATTACCAGGAGCTACGGCAGGTGAAAGAGAAAGCATAATCCAGATCTGAATAATTAAAATCAGCACTGTAAATAAAATTTAATCCTTAACCGGAGGGATTTCTGCACCCTCAGAACATCAGGAGACCGCCTGAAAGGGCGGTAATGAAAAATGACTGAATTAACAAAAGAGCAATTAATCAAAGAAGCCAAATTAAAAATAGCGGTTGCGAAATGTTACCCTAATTCAGAGATGGCCAGGGTAGAGGGAGAGCTATTCAAAATTGCACTGGCATCGCTGGAGGCGGTTCCGGTGGCATGGCTGCATTCAGACAATGGCCTGGGTATTCCAGCAATAACCAGGAGTAAAAACGTTGCTGATAGTTGGTTATCAAAGGGCTGGTATGTTCAGCCGTTATATGTAGCCCAACCTGTACCGGTGGTGCCGGATGCTCGTCCATCTTTAAATAATGGCATTGTCGGATTTGATGAAGGCTGGAATGCCTGCCGGGATGCCATGCTTAATGGAGATAAATCATGATTAATCGTATCAAACTGGAGCACATCCTCGAATATGCCGGGCAGCAGAGGCATATTGGTCAGCATTGTAAAATTCCACCAGGAGATATGGTTGAAATCATGGAGATTGCCATGCGCAAGGCTGGCAACCCTCCGGTAACTCCGGGGCGTTTGCCTGGCGGTTTCACCATTGAGGAGGCGAAGGAGTTACATGAAGACCTGGTGCGCAGCCACATAAGCAAGGCTTTAAGTGGCGAAAAGATGAAGAAGAAGGATCTCGATGCTGATTTGCGCTGGATCCATGGGGTTATAGTCCAGGCCGCCTGGTTTGTAAAAGCATCACTGGAGCAGAATGTGCTAACGGGTAACTCTCAGGTAATCCCTGATGACGGTCGCGAACAGTTTGAAACACTTATCAGGTTCCATGCAGATGATAAAAACCATGAAACATTATTGCTTCGTGCTAACGAAGGGATGAATTACCGGGATCCAAATGTGGATTTGGCATGGATATTCTGGAAATCCAGTCGAGAGCACATATTGCCTGGAAAAAGCGACAATAATCCAGCATCAGGCGATCAGGTAAGTGAATTAACAATGTGGGTGAAGCGGTTATCTCATTCCTTAAAAAGCGTTAATAAATCAAGCAAACTACCGGATAAAGCGATGGACTACCTGAAGCGAAACGGACTGATAAACGAGGAGAATATTTTACGATGACCTGGCCTGAAGCGTTCATAACGGTAGGAATTGCAATGGCGGTGGCGCTGGTGGTGTATTCGATTTGCCGCTGGGGATAAAAACGGTTTGCGGGGAAAGAAGAGTTAAGTAGAATTGCTGCGGGTGCTTGAGGCTGTCTGCCTCGGGCATGCCGCCGTAAGGCAGACAGAGAAAAGCCCCAGTTAACATTACGCGTCTTGCAGGACGCTTAACATTAATCTGAGGCCCAATCTATGCTTCACAAACGTAGGTTAGCCTCTTACGTGCCGAAAGGCAAGGAGAAGCAGGCTATGAAGCAGCAAAAGGCGATGTTAATCGCCCTGATCGTCATCTGTATTACCGTTGTTGTGACGGCACTGGTAACGAGGAAAGACCTCTGCGAGGTACGAATCCGAACCGGCCAGACGGAGGTCGCTGTCTTCGTAGACTACGAATCTGAGAAGTAAGAGTGACCAAGCGAGGGAGAAATCCCTCGCCACCTCTGATGTGTCAGGCATCCTCAACGCACCCGCACTTACCCCGTTTCGGCAGACTTTGTTTTTTCCTGGCATTCTGGTTTACAATTCGCACGTCAGCCTGAACAACTGGCACCTGCTGCGTCACCGGAGAACCCGATGGCGCAACATATAAAATCCCACAATTCTGAAGTCGATCCGGCCATTAAGCGGGGGCGGCGTTCGCACGTATTTAAAACTGACTGGTACCAGCATCCCCCATGCACTGAAGAACAGGCCGAATGGCTGATCCAGTGTTACCGCAGGCGCGGATATGAGTTTGAGAAAGCCCTCAGCCTCGATTATCGTCACTGGATAATCTCCGTCAGGCTCCCTTATTCCGAACGCCCACCGCGTCCGTCCCGCACATTCCAGCAGCGCATCTGGAGGTAACGTGCGGGTATTACTTCGACCTGTTCTGGTACCGGAACTCGGTCTGGTTATCGTTAAGCCAGGCCGTGAATCAATGTCAGTATTCCATAACGGCAGAATATTGGTGGAGCCGGAACCGAAAAACATGCGCGGTCTGCCGTCCGGAGTCGTTCCTGCCGTTCGCCAGCCGCTGGCAGAGGATAAAACATTACTGCCATTTTTCAGCGATGAGCGGGTTATTCGTGCAGCAGGTGGTGCAGGTGCACTGTCTGACTGGTTATTACGTCACGTGAAATCCTGCCAGTGGCCACACGGCGATTATCATCACAGCGAAACCGTCATTCACCGTTATGGTACCGGCGCGATGGTGTTGTGCTGGCACTGTGACAACCAGCTGCGCGACCAGACATCAGAATCACTCGATCAACTTGCTCAGCAGAATCTGGTTGCCTGGATGATTGATGTCATCCGTCACGCAATAAGCGGTACGCAGGAGAGGGAGTTATCGCTGGCCGAATTATCCTGGTGGGCGGCCTGCAATCAGGTGGTGGATGCACTACCTGAGGCAGTAGCGCGTCGTTCGCTGGGATTACCAGCGGAAAAAATCCGCTCCGTATACCGTGAGAGTGACATCGTACCGGGAGAACAGACAGCCATCAGCATACTGAAGCAGCGCACAAAAAATATTGCGCTGCCACTTCACGTCCACCAGCAACAAAATCCACCACAGGAAAAAACGGTTGTCAGTATCGCCGTTGATCCGGAGTCTCCTGAATCGTTCATGAGGCGGCCTAAACGTCGCCGTTGGGTTAATGAGAAATACACGCGCTGGGTAAAGACACAGCCGTGTGCGTGTTGTGGTAAGCCAGCTGACGATCCGCATCACCTGATTGGTCATGGTCAGGGGGGAGTGGGAACAAAGGCCCACGATATTTTCACGCTACCGTTGTGCCGGGAGCACCACAACGAACTTCATGCAGACCCGCTGAAGTTTGAGAAAAAGTACGGCTCTCAGATTGAGTTAATTTTTCGTTTTCTTGATCACGCCTTTGCGACTGGCGTGCTCGGGTAAAAGAGGTGACTGATGCTCATAGATTTGGTTTTACCTTACCCGCCGACGGTGAACACTTACTGGCGACGCCGTGGCAGCACATATTTTGTATCAAAAGCCGGGGAGCGTTATCGCCGGGCAGTGGCGCTTATTGTTCGCCAGCAGCGACTGAAATTAAGCCTGTCCGGACGGCTGG